CATTATTCGCCATCAGCTAATTTTGAGAAATAGGAATACTCTTCAGTAGAATCAGTCTCAGCAGTTGCTGTAACCGCTGTATCTTGTGCAGGAGTATAACTTGTTCCACCATCAAAAGGAACATCATCCTTTTCAGCAGTTCCAGTTGTAATTCCCAGAACACGATCCAACTTTTCTTTCAATTCCGAATAGGTTTTGAAATTCTTCGGATCAGTGAATTCTGATAGGGAGTGTTCAGTCTTCCAGAGTTCTTCCATCTTAGAATCTTCATCATTCACAGGAGTAGAAGCTTCAAATTCCGACTTATCATAGTTGGAAAATCCATCAACCTTACGGATTTTTAGTTTGAAGTTTGCACCTTCCCAGAGATCAAATGGATTAAGAGGAGTTTCATCTTCAAATTCTGGATTCATCTGGTCATTAATCTTATCCCAAATTTTCTTTCCATACTTGTACAATCGAACTTGTCCTTCGTTCTGGGGATTTGTGGGGTCTTTAATGACAAGAACATTAGAGACATAGGTAAGTCTTCGTTTCTGTTTACGGGCAATCTCTTTGTTTGCCTCAATACCAGAATTCCAAAGTTGTGAGTTATATTCACTCACTGGGTCTTTTTGACCAAGAGTGGTCAGGGAGTTTTCGATATACCATCCACCCGGACCCTGGAATCCGTGATTCCATGAACGTGCCCACGGCAGGTCTTCACCATCTGGTGCTGGTAGAAATCGAACTAATGCCATACCGTTACCAGACTTGTCCAATTCTGGACGCCAGAAACGGTCATCATCATTTTGATATCCTGCGGGTTGGTTTATCTTTGCGGTTTCTTTTAGGAGGGTTTGGAGTTTATCTCCACGTTTTTTCTTCATATCTGCGAACGACATATGTTTCCTTTCGTATATTTCGTATTGCGTTGTATTAATTGTATTGCGATGTATTTCACTTAATCATCATATAACTATATTATAACATACTTTTCCGATTTGTCAAGCTCTCATATCGGAAGCTTTGAAGTCTTCTGCACAAGATTGAGATCTTCTGCTTCTTCTTGTACAAGTTGTTTGAGTTTTCCGCCGACCATCTGACCAGCGGTTTCAGGTTCCAATTTATTTTCTTCACAGTAATATAAAATAGCATCGATATAAGTCATCTTAGTTCGTTGTACCAATCCTTCTATATTCTCCATGAATCTCATAGAATTATTCATTTTTACTGCCATTATATTGATGATCCATTACCGTTCAGAGCTGCAGATTCTTGATGTTCTGAATCATCTTTCTCTGTAAACCAGTAATTTACGACCTTCATTAGTGCCGCGACGTACGTACCTATTAAAATATTTATTATGTCCCTGTAGGTATCAGTAACCAATGTCCCATAAAATAACACATAAAGTAAACAAAAAAATACAAGGAATACTATACCACTTAAAGAAAATCTGGCATAGAATCTCATTCTTTTTCGTTTCTCAATTGCTGAGGACTGTTCTTTTGTTTGTTCTTCATTCATTATTCTTCTCCATTAGTAATTTCAATTTTGCTCCAATGTTTATCGGCTACTGAATGTAAAGACCACCACCCCATTCCATTTCCGGGATTTAATATTTCATCACAGACTTCTTCAAATATAAACGGTCTACCATTCACATAAGAAGTATAAATTGGTGAATCATATCCCATCTTACCTTTATTGAAAGTTTCTGTTTTGTGGTATCCTAGCCAGTTATTTTTGCAATGATTAGTTCCAATCAAATGTGCTTTTGATTTGTTTTGAATAGCACCTTTTGGAACAAATAAAACACTGTCTTGTTCGAAATCCTCCCCGAATTTTTTCATATCATTTTCTAAATTGCCGCCATCTTCCAGGTCAACAATAAAATAGCTAATCTCTGTTACGGATTTTCCACCTTCAGGATATCTACCCTTTAAAGTTGTAGCCCCATAACCTTTCGATTTAATCTTTGCTAATAATGACTTGTTTCGTTTTGCATTATCAGATTTTGAATACTTCTCGCCCTCACCACATTCCGCGGCTACACGAAACGCAGTCATAGCTCCACAATCATGTTTCTCGTTGTGACTCCACAATCTAGATAAACTTGATTCCTGTAAATATTCTTGGAACTTTTTTGCCATCAGTCCTCATCCCAAGGTAATAGATCATGAACACCTTGTTCTGCTAAAAGTACTCTATTTTTCCAATGTTCATCTTTAACATCGTCTTTGTTTTGACCAGTATAACCTACAGCATAGCCATTTTCACATAACCACTTATTTACGTTAGTCCATCCGTTGAAATCATGTCCATCTTCTGTACAGTTAATCCAAATCTCACCTAATACTCTACCGAACTTTCCTCGGCTATCTGACTCTGGACATCTACATTGTATCTCAATATCATCTCTATCTGATAATATTGCCCAATGTACCCACGATGTTAATGCTTTTTTGGATAGTTTACCATAGATTTTTTCGTTCTTGTGTCTTGTTCTAGATTCTGGTGTATCTATTCCTAGTAAACGAATTCTATTACATATTCGTACATCAAAACCCAAATCAAAAATCGCATCGATAGTATCCCCATCGACAATCTTTTCTACAGCGGTTATATTGTAGATAAATTCGCAAGGTTCTTCGTTGATATATTCAGCCATTATCTTCTACCTTCCCATCGAAATTTCCATTCATCACTCTCAAGAGTAACTTTAACTCTACCCAGATCTACCGTGTCTGGATAAAAATATTGATAACCTATTCCACCATAAGTGGGGTCAATTGGATTGGGTTCTCCCCTATCTACTCGACCTTTTAAATCTATTAAATCGTGTGTTCTCAGATATTCTTCGTATTCGATTCTTTCGTATGGAGCTAGTTCATATCTTGCGACTTCTGTTCTGTATCCGCCTTTATAAGTAGACATATTTTTAATTGACCCCATCTTAATGTGTTTAATGGGGACCACAAATTTGCAGTCCCCAGAACTTTTTACTTTTTCTCTACGAATTCATACAACTCAGCTGCTTTCTTCTTTATATCCTCAATGGAATAAGAATCAGGCTGAAGTTCATTCCATAACTTCATGTTTGCATCACCTTGTTCTTGTGCAAATTCCCATGCACTTGAAACATAATCTTGGTTGCGTTGAGATTGTTCTTGGAGATAACCTTGTGCCATCTCTAATAGTTTGAATCGTAGTTCGAATGGATTAGACATATTGTCCTTTCTCTGTGTGTGTTATTGTGTGTAGTGGGGGAATTCTTCTGTTCCCAAGCGACCCCCCGGAGGACAACCCTCTAACTCGGCTATGTGTTTACGCAGCGAGTGCGTAAGCATATGCGGGACTATAATCGGAATTGTTTGCGATTAAGTTTAATTTGATGTTGGTCATCGCCCTATTTTGTTCTCTCTGTTACTCTCATTCACAATCGAAATCCTTTTCACCCCCATCAAATGAGCACAAAATCTAAACTCCAGATTAACACTAGCGTAATAATAAAAATAATTATAGCTATAGTAACTTCTTTAACGTCCATCTGATGCTCGTTTGGTGGAGGTGCCGAGAATCGAACTCGGGTCTTGCTAAACTACCCTACAGGTCATCAAACAAAATTCTTTATTATTTTTTCTATTTGTCTTTATATATTAATAGTATCATTATTATTTATCTCATATAACTCTTTAGCTTTCCAAATTATATGTGTCCAGTCATCCCTTTTTTCTACAAATAATTGAGGATGTTCATTCTCTACAGCAACGATTATCACTATTTGGGGAACTTCTATTCCTGTACGTTCCTCATAAGCCGATGCATAAAACGAGCATTGTGCAAAATAATTCTCACACCATTCCTTCTTTTTAATTTTATTACTCGTCTTGTAATCTACGATAGACAAAACCCCATCAAATTCCGCTACTAGGTCTGTTCTTCCAGCTAGGCGATATTGATCAGAATATAATGCTAACTCAACTCCGTGAATGTTATCGACTCTTTCAAAGAACGGTTCAATCGTTTTGAATAGTTCAACAATGTGGGGCGTTTCTCCATTAAGGTATTTTTCTTCGTTTTGTACATATCGCTCACACGTATTATGTAAGCTTGTTCCTCTGCGGGAAGCCTTACCGGAGATTTTATTTGCTTCCTTTTCTCCAACACGCTCTCTCCACTTCTGTATATCAGCTTTGGACAACTCGCTAAGTACGGTTGTAATTGATGGATATACGTTGTCATTGGGAGTAACATAAGTTCGTTTTCCGTTAATGGTTTCAGACCTCATACCAAAGCTAAACTCTGGTCTTTCGGCAAGGTGTGTAAATGTTTTTGTTCTCATAATGTATTGCCTGGGATGTTTCTTTTCATATCTTTTATTTTATCACTATACCATCCAGGTTCTTTGTTGTTAGTAGAGTGTCTGGTCTTTATATTATCATAAGCAAATCCTGGGGCGACAATCATTTGACGTACATCCCCGTCATTACATTCCATACATCTACCCTCTGGAACTTTTCTTTGTGCTATGGGTAATTGCTCTTCAAATGTATTATCACATTTGTCACAAGCATAATTATATGTTGGCATCTTCTAATATCCAAGCTGGAGGTTGTCGCATATTCTCTACCAATCCACCCCAAGTTGCACTATTCTTTGTTGACCAATCCATATAATATCTCCTATATGATTCAATAGTATTTTGGAAATCGTCTTCCAATCCGCGAACCAAAAATTCTTCTGGAACAAATGGAGGCGGTGCAGTAAGTTCACCTTTTGTAATATTTTCTGGGGTATGACTTAATTTATTATATAAGTTTGTCCAATCTTCATGCATTTCATTATATCGAAAATAATATTCTTTGTGCAACCAAAACCACAAATTATGCATCCACATGTAATTAGCATCATTCGATTTAACCCAAGCGGCTGTCAATGGAATACCTTCAATGCCTCCTGATATTATATAATCGGGATCTAATTCTTCTAGGTGCGGAACGATTTGTCCTTTTGGGTCTAACAAATGATGTGCAGTAGATAACAATTTTGTATATATTGGAATCATATCCTTCACATGCTCATCACAATGTGCGAATGCACTCATTCTTGGGTCTTGATCTAAAAATAATATATTCATCCTATCTTCAAACTTTCATCTTATATAATTTCGTTCCACACCAGATGTATAATCTGTGTCGGTTATGGCTTCCGCAATTTCTTTATTTTTCTCTTTCATCTTATTACGAAACTTTTCCT